GTTCAGTTGGTTAGAGCGTCAGATTGTGGTTCTGAATGTCGTGGGTTCGAATCCCACCACCCACCCTTCTTAAATTAAGCGGAAATCCAATAAACAAAAGGGTTTCCGCTTTTCTTTTATACCTACGAGAATATAGATACATCGGTAGAAGTACGTTATAAAGTCCACAAGTAGGGTGTAATTATTAACTGAAAATTGACTGAAAGGATATGGCAACATTCAAAGCAATAATAAAGAAAGGGAATAAACGTGCTGATGGCACGTGGAATGTGGTGATTAGATTTACACATAACTCAAAGGTGCGTTTCATTCCCACCACGATGTATGTAACAAAGAAAGACATTACGGCATCCTTCAAGATAAAAAACGCAAATATACTCGATAGGTGTAATGATATTATAAAAAAGTATAGAAGCAGATTAAGCGAATTAAGTCTTGAATTTAACGATATAGACATTGACACTATTGTTTCCTATATCCAAAAAAAGAAAGAAAACAAAGGGGTATCATTTACAGATTTTGCAGCGAAATGGATTGATGAATCAACCATTAAAGGCATAAAGAACTACAAAACGGCTCTAAACGCTTTGTGCTCCTTTGTAGGACGTGATAATATTCTCTGTGAGGAAATCAACGTTAAGACAATGAAAGCCTTTGAGAACGCATTAAAAGACCGTCCAAGGGCGCAATCTTTATATCCTAATTGCATCAAGACAATATTCAACGCTGCAAAGGAATATTATAACGATGAAGATAACGATATTATCCGAATTAAGCATTCCTTAGACAAATATAAACCAGTAGAGCAGAATATAGCTGAAAAACGAGCCTTAGACGTGGAAACAATACGGAGGATATTTTCCCTACCCTATGACAATATCAGAATTAAAGGAAAGTCAAGCCGTCACGATTTGGCATTAGATTGTTTCCGTCTTTCATTCTGCCTTATGGGAATGAACTCGGCAGACCTATACTATGCTGATAGATTGGAAGATAACACCATTATCTATGACCGCATGAAAACAAAGGATAGGCGGAGAGATAAGGCTGAAATACAAGTGAAAATAACTGATTATATCAATCCGCTAATTGAGAAATACAAGGGTAAAGAACGAGTATTTAACTTCTATGAACGCTTTACAACCATGGAGAGTTTCAATCGTGCGATAAACATCGGACTAAAGGAGATAGGGAAAGAACTCGGCATTGAACGTCTACAATTTTATTCTGCCAGGCACTCTATGGCTACGATTGCCGTTAATGATGTAGGAATAAGCAAGTATATTGTAAATGATATGCTAAATCATACTGACCAGTCACTGAGGATAACGGAACTATACATTAAAAAGGATTTTAGCCACATTAACGAGGCTAATGTAAAACTTTTAGACTATGTTCTAAAAGAGTAACAACACACTGAACAACACACTGACCAACACACTGACCAACACACTGAACACCTTTGTAATTATCTTTATATTAGATTTTTACAAAGGTGAAAAATAAAAAGCAACACACTGAACAACACACTGACCAACACACTGAACAACACACTGAAACAAGTAAATTTTGTTGTGTTTATTTACTTACTATGTAAAAATTTATCTAAACAAATTTGATTATTTAAGATTATTTGCTATATTTTTGTTGAAAACTCTATAAATGGAGCAGATAATCGAAACAATCAAGAGAATAGAAAAGGCACGTACGGCATTACGTCAAGCCATAGTAGATAATGAGATTGCTACTTCTTCTAAATTGAAGGACTTAAATCTCATTCCGAAGATTTACAAAGTGTTTGAGGAATTAAAGGGCAAAGAAATAAAGGTAAACGACCGCAAAGAGTTTATCTTCGTTGTCATCTACCTTTACTCTCCTAATAAATTCTTTGGTGGCAAGATGCCACAAGGACTTAGACGTGCCATCACCAAAGCTACCAAAGTAACGTGTGCAAGCGTTATTTCAGCAACATGCACAGAGTTAATGGTACTTTATACCACTTATTCAGATTTTCGCCAAAATGTTGACGAGCTTATGAATAAGATTTTACTTTCTATGGACTTCTAATACTTTACCGATATAGTAGGCAATCACCCAGAATGCGTATTTATAGTTGGTAGACCTGCCGATTTTCTAAAGTGGTCAAATTCGACTACTTTAAACTTAGGGTTATAAAGGCTCTCCCATGTCCAAAAAGAAAATCATCTCACTTTTATTCTTTAGTATGTCCTTTTTCGTCAAATTCAAAGGAAATTTCCAACTGACCGACCTGTCTTTCTTTCATTTTCTTGAAATTAGACCAGAACTGCTTCATATTATCTGACACCTGAAAAAGAGTTACCGCCTTATTTATTTGCTTCTCCAAGTTCGGTTCGCCAATATCTTCTGACAAATATTGGTGATAGCGTTCCGTCCTGTTACCAGATGCATTCTTTGGTGTTTTGTTTTTCAATTCTTCTAATACACCTTTAGGGAGTTCTTCGTAAATTATTGTATTTGTCCATTTCCCTATAACCCCAGGGCGTTTTTTTATACCATTGACCGTATAATTCCATCCGTTAAGACGAAACAATTCTTTGTAGAAAACATCAGGAAACCTCTTTTGCCACGGCAATAATTCTTCTGAAATATACGCTTTGAGTATTTTTTGTAACTCATCATGCTCACGATCGTATTGATAGCCAGTTGCTTCATCTACAAGTGCAGTAATACCAACTCTTGCAAGGGAACGCATGAGTACCTCTGCTTTCTGCGCTGTATCGATTTGAGTGGGAAGCAAAACTCCATCCTCTCTTGCTCTTAGATACACATCGCAAACAGCAGGTAATATCATGCAATCAAAGCCTTGTTGAGCAGAACCTTTTATATCCAAATATTCTACCTTCTTGATCACACCCTTAACATATTCATTTACATAAGGTTGTAAGTTTTTTGCATCCATAAAAGTGGGTATTCCGATCACACGAGAATTTCCTCTTGCTGGACGATCTAAAGCCTTGAATACGGCAGCTTGTTTAATTATACGTTGCCCATTTTCAAGTACAGCAACATCTAAGAGGGCATTTCCTAAGTTTAATGTACCTTCATATTTGGCTTGTAATTTATTCTCCATAACCTATTATTTATTTTCTTTAATCTCCTGCACTATTTTTTCAAGTTCCTCAATCGATGTGACCTTCTTTAGTTCCCCTTTATAGTCAATGATAGCGGAAAACTCATACTTTTGTGGCTCTGTAAAAAGTTGCCAAAGAGGCACGTTAATTTTCTCCGCAATCTCATTGAGAGTATCAAGAGAGGGCATTGTCTTATTATTAATAAGGTTGCTAATAGTGTTTTTTGACAACCCTACCATTGATGCAAGCGCAATAGAGGTGATACCTCTTTCTTGCATAATTTCTTTTAATCTTATTTGCATACAAATATTACATTATTATTATACAAGTGCAAAAATAGTAATATTTTGATAAGTAAGCAACAAAAGCACAATATTACATTATTAAATTGTGTTAAATACCAAAATTACTTGTACTTTTATTTGGCAATATCACAATATTGCATTACCTTTGCATTGTGATTAAGAAACAAAGTATAAAACTATTAAACTATAAGATTATGAGTACAGTTAAGACATTCGAGGTTGGCAAAAGGTACTTTATGCGTTCTGCATGTAATTATGAAGTCGTGTGGGTCTACACAGTGATAAGCAGAACAAAAAAGTTTGTTACCCTACAAGACGATAAAGGCAGGGTTAGAAGGCGTGGTGTATATGTGTATCGTAACGAAGAATGCGCTAACCCGCTTGGCAGCTTCTCAATGGCACCAGTACTCGCTGCTGACAACATCGTTAATGATGAAGTAACCAATGACGATGACACTAATGAAGAAGAAATTAGTGAAAATGTACATACTGCATTAATTATACCTATCAGATAACTATATTATGAAGTTAATAACAAAGCAATTACAGAAAGAGTTAGCAAAGTACCCTTTGTATTCACAAGATGGCAAGGTCGAAGATGCCGTAGTAGTATGCAAGTTCTTCTTGCAGGGTTACACGTGGTATGTACTCGAAGCTGAGAAGGCAGATAATGGTTATGAGTTCTTCGGTATCATCGTAGGTCAACATACTGAATATGGATATTTTACGCTTTCTCAGTTAGAAAGCGTAACAGGTCAATGGGGTCTGAGAGTTGAGAGAGATAGAGGATTTAAGCCAACAAAGGTAAAAGACTTAAACCTACCCTTAGAGTATTAAACAACAATCCGTCCATTGTAGGTTATACAGGGCGGATTTTTCTAAATATAATAATGTTAAATCGTATCTTTGTGATACATTAAAAAAGAGAAAAGTCGTATGAAAGTATTAAATCTTATCATCAAACAAAAGTATTTCGATGCCATCCTTGCAGGTCGCAAGGTGCAAGAATTTCGTGAGGTTCGTCCAACAACTATCAAGAAGCTATTGCAGCTTGATGAAGAAGGGTTTGAAATCGAAGATGCAGACGGCAATGCGCAGCCTATCAAGTATGATGCCATCCAATTCTACGTTGGTTACAACAAGGACAGGGACAACGCACTTGTTGAGGTCGTTGGTGCTCATTGCGAGATATTCGTAGATGAGAATAACGAGCCTATCACTTACGAGCATGGCAGGGACAAAGACGGTAATCCGCTTGTATGGGTCGCAGAACAAGTAGTGTTTGATTTGGGTAAAGTACTTTCACACAATATTAGGGACAAGTCGAAGAAAGTTTAATAATCGAATATTGAGATTATGGCAAGAAGAAATGCACAAACACTGAAAGGTCGTATCGCAGGTGCAACAGGTTCTTATCTGGGCAATAGTCGACGTCATCAGTTGGTAGCTGGTAATAAATTGGGCAGTCATAAGACTGTATATAGGCAGCTCCGTAAGGGCTTTGGAATGAGCGCAGGATAATGAACAAGTTACAAGAAGCACATAACGTTATATGCGGGGTGGCTGAAAAGCAGTCATCTTGCATCGTTATGTGCTCTCTTGGCAAGGACTCCCTTGTAACTTTGGATTTAGTTTATCCACGCTTTGAAAGGGTTGTATGTGTGTTTATGTACTTCGTTAAGGACTTAGACCACATCAATGG